TAAATCGTGGCCAAAGCATCCAGAAACCCGCCGCTACTAAATGGCAAAATATTTTGTTTGGCGCTTTGATCGATTAATTCGCGTTCCTGGACCAGATAGGCGACCAGACTAACGAGAAAATGGTAACGCCGATCGGCCTGGGTTAAGAGCAGGACTTCGCCGGTATCAGCGAGCCAAGCATTTTGGAAATTGGCGACGATGGCATTTTTTAAAGCCGTGATATCGCTATTAACAAAAGAGATCGGGGGAAGATTGGCGAAGGGATCACTCATAGCGTGAGAGATTCTTCTTTGACGGTTAAAGGTTGGCCGAAAGGCGCATCAATGACCCAGATCGGCACACCAGTAGGTGGCGTAAAAATGATCTGGTTAATGGTAACATTGAGATCGACCTCGACCTCAAGAAATAGGTGGTAAACACCAGCCAAATAATCGGTGGTATCAATCTGGAATTTGACGCTTAAAACCTTGACCCGCGGTTCCCATTGGGAGAGTGCAAGCAGAAAAGCGACCTTCGCTTGCAATTGACCAATGTTGCCGGGTGAATCGATCCAAGATTGATCACTCCCAAAAGCGCGGAACAAAACTTGGGTGCCGATCGGGGTGACAATAATGTTGTAAACGTTCTGAAGCACTTCCTCGACCGAATTAGCCGGAGCACTCATATCAAACTGATAATCGCCGTCAAAATGCCAATTCCGGCTTCCAACGAGAATGGTCATGTTTTTGAATCCGGCCATTAGATGAATTTCCCGATGACGCTGGCACCGGCCCCGGCTAACGCGTTGAGTGGTCCGGCTAAATTGAACGGGTTCGAGTATTCGAGCAGTTTGACTTCAACGCTGGCGCTGACCGTGGTTGAGCCGACCCATTTGGTTAATTTGTTGGAGATCGCCTCGACAACAAACAAAGTCAGCAGCCCGCGGCCGACCGGTGCATCCCCGGCAAAAAGCGGAACCGGTAACCGACTCGCCAGAAGGGTTTCTAATAACAAGATACTGGCCGCCGGCGAGCGAGTATAAGGCGCGAAAAAACTCATGGCAAAACTGATCTCGATCGGCTCGCTGCCGGTCGCTTCGATCAGATCGAGGCCATTGATCAATTTGTGTCGGACGAAGGTCTCTTTCCGGGTCTTAGCGATCTCATGAAAAGTGAACGTCGAGCCGTAGCCACCAACAAACGGAAGGGGTCCAAGGATTCCAACAACCACACAATCTAAATACTAGATCGGGCCGCCGGTGCGGGTGCCAGAGTAACTATTGCCGGAAACATTCGAATCCGCATTGACCGACACATCTTGATCGACGGTCAATGTGCCGGTGATGTGTACCGGTCCATCCAAAGTAATGGAGCCAGCTTTAACCGTAGCGGTGGCTGCAATCACATCGGCCGCAGCGCCTACCGTCGCTTTCAGGGATCCGCCGATCTGAGCCAGGCAATCGCCGCCGGTGACCAAGTGAAGCTCGGCCACCCCGGTCACGGTCAGAATCCCGCTATTGGGTTCAAACTCGAAATAGGCGCCTTTCTCGCTGGCCATGGCGATCGAATCCAAATGGGTCGGCTGATAAAGTGGGCTATTAGCGCTCGGGGTTGAACAGGCTACGACCCCTTGTTCGATGCCGGTGGCCGGATGCAACACAGTCACATTATCATTGACACGCGGACAATAATGCATGCCGGTCCCGGCGGCGGCCTGGTTCCCGATCGGCAACCAATCGCTCGTCACATTGCGATCATGAAAAACCACTCTAACTTCGGGGCCGTATTGCCCGCGGCGCCGATCGACCACCGTACCGAATCGGACCAGATTATGATGAGTCGGCTCAAATTTCTCGCCACTTCCGTACTCGGTCATATTAAAAATCCAGGCATTTATGAATGTCTAGAGTGGTAGTCGAACCCGCGCCGCTTTTGCCCAAAAAATGATGTTCCACGTGTAAGACGAGCCAATTGCCATCGAAGCCTTTGGCGAATCCGCTGACTGCATAAACGGTCGAACTTTCCACCGTCAGATTGAGCGGCAAAACAAAACTGTGTTTCCGCCGTTTTCGGTTTTTACTTTTGAGTTTGGCCAGCGCTTGACCCGTGGAATCGGCCAATTCATCGGTATGCGGAGTTGCGGGTGGATCATAGAGCGGCCCGGCCCAGCCGACCTCGCCAGCCTTGGCGCCAGGAACCTGGCCTTCGCCCAGTGGCGGTTTACTGGTCGGATAAGCGACGTGCGGGTTCTCTTTAGTGTGAAGAGTGGGTAAGCCAGCTTCGGCCCCTGGATCGGTGGCAGTTGATTTGACGGTCGCGCCGAGCTGATTCGAGCGCCAGGCGCTCTCGGAATTAGCGTATACATCCTCGACATTGTCGGTCAAATACCAGCTTTCGACTCCGCCTACCCCGTTGATCCCACCCGGATTATTTTTGGTCGGGCAAATAATGGTTCCGATCGCACTTAGAGCTTCCTGTTCCGAATAGCCCCTAATCCACAGGCCGCCATTTTTGACCTTGAGAAACAGATCATGCTGTTTGCATAAGCGGTTGAGCAAATTATAGTCGGATTCGTCGTGTTGATCTACCCTGGCCAACGTCGGATTATCCTTGGTTAAATAATGAAGGCTCAAATTGTTCTTTTGCGCGATCTGGCCAGCTAATTCTTGCAAATTGGTCGAGTCCCAAGCAAAGCTTTTGCGCTCGAGTCGACCGCTACTAGCTGGACTAATCGAGGACGCATAAAGATTGACAACGGTCCCACCCGGTTTGCTTTGGCTGATATCAACTCTGGAGACCATAAAAGAACCGGCGACATGATCGACAATCTCACCCGGATAATTCCAGTTCTCGGTATGGAAACTCAAAGTCAAGGGCACGACTGCTTTCAGGGTCCAGGTCAACCGAAACCGGCCTTCCGGATCCGCTAAACGCAACATGAGAGCATCGCCCGAAAATTGGATTCCCTCTTTGTAAATGAGCTCGATCAGCGATGGGTAAACCTCTTTGGTCACGTCAACACCATCATAGGTAACGATCGGCCGCGCAGTCCGCGCCTGGCTAAGCAGTGACATATTTCCGCTTCGGGCGATTCTTGATTTTGATAATGAATTTCAAATAAGTAAGCAGCGACATCGGACTTCTTTTATGTGTTACAAAAGGTCTTTTTGTTCCTCGTGGCACACCACCAGGTCTTTTATTTTCTGCTTGTTCTTTTTTTGTCGCCCACTGACAGTTTCTAGGTTCGTAATTCCCGTTGTTATCAATTCTGTGAATCGTCATTTTCGGATCGGGTTTCAGGCCCATATCTGAAAGAAAATTTTCAAAAATTTGCCATCGGTCACAAACGGTTATTCCCCGAGCACCGTAATGAGCAAAATCATATCTTTTGGGATCGCGACACCGGCGCCGCATTTCAACCCAAGTAATATATTCCGGCGTCAATTTTTCATGGCTCGCGTGTCCATGTTTGTATCCTGATTTGTTCCCCAAATTGTAAGATCCTCGATTCATGCGGTTACAAATAGTTGGCCCCAAGGCACATTGCTCAAATTAGTGGAGGTGTTAACGGCCGGAACTTTAACCTGAATTCCGGCATCAAATTTGACCACATCGGCGTAAGCGGGATTTTCCCGCATCAGACTCGAGGCGAATCGTTCCGCTCCATAAATCCGAAGCGAAATCTGGTCCCACATCTCGCCGCCAATCGTGTTGACAATTGTGATCATATCGTGGCCTTGCGTTCGTTCTCGAGTTCGAGCGCCTTACGGATTTCGCCGACCATATGATCGATATGCTCAGAAAGTGCCGCTTTGAAGTTAAACCCGGTATCGCCGCCCGAAATATTGATCACGGGCGAATAATCGACCGAGAGTTGATGACCGCCGCCGCGCCCACCGCCTAGAATGCCCGTTGCGGCTTCTAGCAAGCCCAAGGAACGCGCGCTGCGTTGCAGGGGTATCACGGCCTCGGAAAGCCCGCGCTCGGCAATAGAGGCCATATGCGGCACGTTAAAGATCCCGCCCAAAGCGTGAGAGGCCATTACATCGTTGGCATGGCGAACCGATAAAATCTTTTCCCGTTCACTCCCGCCGGCAAATTGGCCGGGTTTATCGGCATGATATTCAATCCCGTAAGCGGAATTAGATGATTCAGTTACTTTGCGCCAACCATGCCCGCTGGTCTGCACCCAATCCCCTTGTTTGATATTGTATTGCTTCTCTAATTCGTGCCCGAGTCCGATCTCCCCAGTTTTAATCACGTTACCGCGCGGTCCAATTTGCGAGCTACGGCCTTCGTAACTGTATTCCTCTAAAATCCGATAACCTTGGGCGGTCGGAGTGGTATCGGTGGGATAACCACCGGCACCTTTTCGGTAGGGAATATGGGTACCGCGAAAAGCACCACCACCGCCGCCGCCACCGCCGCCGCCACCATTACCACCACCGCCAGCGATCGTATTATTGAGTTTTGAGAAATTCTCGGTCAGCAGATCAGTCGCAGTCGCTAAATTGTTCTGAGTCGAAGAAACTGCCAAAGCCGCGTCTTGCGCCTGCAAAAGCGCCCGATTCAATTTTTCTTGGGTATCACCCATCCGGGCCGCTTGTTGTTCCTTTTTGAATTCAGCTTGTAATACTGCTTTTCTTTCCGGATTCGAATAATCGGTTGCCGTTTGTTGAGCTAAGAGGAGTCCGGGCACAGCGGCCGCACCTAATGCTCCGGCAGCACCAGCACCTCCGGTAGCGACTCCACCTATTCCGAAAAGTTTACCGATATTGGTGGCCATGATCGCCACCCGTTCAGCCACGAGCAGCGCCACAATCCCGATCATGATTTGTTTAACCTGCTCGAAGTGATCGAGAATGAAGCGCATGACATCACCGAGTTTCTTCACAATCTCAGCGACGGTATCCATGGCTTTGGCTAATCCGGTCGTCCAAAATTCGCCGGTCGCCGTCAGCACCCGTTTGATATCACTCCCGACAAATACGTCCTTGAAAAACGTATTCAGATTAAAACCGCCAAAGAGCTGAGAGATCGCTTGCCCGATTTTCTGAAATTGAACTTCAATCCCGCTTTTCTGGATTTCGCCAATCAGGAAACTGACGGCGTAACCCATCCGAGTGGCCCAGTCTTGAAGATTTTTGAACATCTCCCCCATCCGTTCATTGGAAAAGATATCGAGCAGATTATTGGCGATCGGGGTAATCAAATTCTCAACCACATGCCCAAACCCGCTGGCAAAATTCTCCCACAGATATTTGAACCGGAGTTGGATCCCTTCGAAGGTTTTCAAGAACGTTTCGGCTCGCCCATGAAAAGCGCCACCCACCGCCGTTAATCGAGCAATGGTTTTCTCGAGTCCGGCAATGAGTACACTGGGCGCTAAGCCTTTCTTCCCCATAAGTTTGGTCATCTCGTCTGGACTGACGTGAAAGGTTCGGGCGAGCTCGGTGCGCAAATTGATTCCGGTGGCATCAAAGAAGCCTTTGAGCGCTCTAGGCGAGAGTTGGCCGCGGACGAAGACGTTGGTGAAAGCACTTACTGTTTGGTCAAGTTTCTCGGGCACCCCAGCGAGGTCTTGCAAATGCTGCAAGGTGGTCGCCACTTGTTCTGCGGTTTGACCAGGCCGAGCTCCGGAGATCTTGGTCGCAGCAGCCATTTGTTGTTCGAACCCAAAACCAGTCCGCCCTTCGGTGCGTTCAATCTGTTCCCGCAACTCACGAGCCCGTTGCGCACCAACAATCGCGTTTTGGCGTTCGATCAGTTTCTGGCGCGCGTTGTAGATTGCGACGCCCTCCTTACCTAATTCGGCTACACCGAAAGCCGCGGCGCCAGTTCCAAGCGCGCCGAAAAGGGCAGAAATTCCTGAAAACTCTTTGAACCGATCCCAGAGTTTCTCGAATCGTTTATGAATCGCTTCGGCCGCTTTCTCGCCGGATTCACGCATCTTTTCAAACTCATGTTTGACGTGTTCGCCGGCGGCATGACTCTCATGCTTCATTGCATCGAAAGTTTGCGTGGTTTGCTTCCGAATGATCCCGTTCATTACCCGGGAAGCTTCGCTCAAGCGTTTGATTTCTTTCTCGGTCAACCCAGTTGCCGCTTTGAGCGATGGCGCAACTGAGCCACCGATCTGGATATCCAGCCCATGGGTTTTGGTTTCGGGCATGTCAATCCTCCTTTGATGGCTTAAGCATTTCTCCTAAGCAACGTGACCAAGCAATCGCTTCTCCAATCGGAAGCCGAAGCCAGTACTCAATCGAAGTATGGCTATTGTGGGAGAGACCGAGATAGAGTTTCCGCATCATGTCGAGCGGATCCTCTAAGTCTTTTTCGTCCCCCCCGAATAGAGAAAAGACTGGGCGCGCATGAATAGAAGCGTCTGTTCAGTAAACTGTAATTTACGCAGATCTTCCGGAGCAATCTGGTTCAGCTCAGCAATGACCAGACTGATATACTCTTCTTCCTTATTTTTGTTGCTGGTTGTCCGCCAAACATCCGGATACATCCGGCGAAAAGTCTCGTTGATGGGGAAATATTTAAGCCCGCTAAGTTTCCGGGAATCGATGAGAAGCTTCTCAATCGTGCGATTGCCGACCTGGATCGGTTCGGCTAGTTCGTAATAACTCTCGGGATCTTCAGCGCCATTAGCGCTCGCAATTGGTGTTTCGTCCACACCTATTAAATACAGAGGCTATTTGCCAACAAGAAAAGAAGCGATTGCTCGCCGGACGATTTCGCTAAAGGAGACATCTTCTTTTTTGGCTAACTGGATCAAGATTTCCATGTATTGGAACGGAATCGCCACACGAATATGATGAGCATTACTTAGCCCGGTTTTCGGTCGACCCGCCCCTGGTCGTGCTCCACCCCAATTTTCCGATTTCTTCTTTTTCACTTGATTTAGAATGAACATTATTCAAGATTCTGGGTCTAATTCAAGTGGATATGAAAAATTTTGTGACTCTAGCAGCAATCGCCGGAATGATGATAAGCGCCGAAACCAATAATTACCTAGCTTTCTGGTTATTGGCTGCTTGCCCATTTCTCGCTGATCAGGTCAAAACTTGCTTAGCGCTTTCGGCCCAATATTCGAAATGAAAAGATCGATCACGATCCCAGTTTTAATCTTTGCCATTCTCCTTGGCCTTTTGGCCATACTTAACGCCGGCGATTTCAATTCATTCACTGGTGAATATGACGGGATCCAACCAGCTCATGCCGTCCGCGAACACAATGCCGGCCGAGCCCGGGAACGCGATGATAAACTTGAGTGGATGCGCGCCCATTACGTGCCAGGTCATACGGTCATTCTCTCGAATGGATCAATGGTGATTACCGAAAACAGCGTCGCCTATTTTATCTTGAACCCGTATTGGCGTTCAACCTTGGTCGTACCTTAAATGAGCACTCAATCAGACCAACCTGCCACCAAAGCCGATCTACAATTAGCAATCCGCGAGTTACGCGAATTTGTGCTAGATCGAGAAACCGCCCTCTTGTGGAAAGTAATTGCTCTACAAGTAACATTAATAGGGGTGATTGCTGGCGCACAGTGGACCGCGATCACATTCATATTGCAGCATTGGAAGCCTTAAATGATCCAATTCCGAGAACAGCGCGGAACCAATGGCCAAATCTAGATACGCGGTTTTGACCGAGGAATGGTGAAGTTATGGAATGCGACTCGAGGACTTGGTCGCATTACTTCGAAAAGAGCCGCGCCCAGCGAATCCTAGCCCAGGAAGATCTCCCCGGTAGCCATTGGCTCTCGACCGTCTTTCTCGGATTAGACCATAATTGGGATCCCGTCGGACCACCTCACTGGTTTGAGACCATGATCTTTGAACGTAGCGATGGGAAACCTAACCTGATCACGGATCGAATTCCTTCGATCGGGAAAGAGATTTTCTGTCAGCGCTACACGACATTGGCCGAAGCCCTCAAAGGCCATGAAAAAGCCAAGCAATGGTTCCTAGATCGCTAGGTATTAGCTCGGGTGCCCTGGTTCAGATCGACTCCGTTAATTACGCAAACATCGTTGAACGGATCCAATTCCCAGTATTTTTTGCCGCCGAAAATAAGCGTCAGAATTAAACAATCGAAGACCATTGTGATCTGGCCTTTGGTGCTGGCATCGCGGCGCCCGGGATCATAAGACGCGCCCAAAAGTCGCATATCGATTTCCTCCGGATATTCGTCGAACTGGCCGGAATTGGTATCAAACATTTGCACGCTCGAGAGACAACGAACGTCTTGGGTTTGACCAATAAACATTTCCAAGCTTTGGACCGTATTG